CGAACCGTTGAATACCAGCAAAACCGACCTTAAAGAAAGGAAAAACATCATGTCTCAAGAAACCGAACGCCGACAAGGTATTTTCGTTATCGCCTCTTTTGATCGAATGTTCACGCGTGAACGTAAAAACCAAGATGGCACATTTACCAAGACGCATTATGTCGGCCTGATTATCCGTAGCGAAACTGAAACGCGCCTTTGCGAAGTTCGCACAAAACATCCTGAAAAATATGAAGGCTACAAGCCTCAACAAATCGTATCAATGCAAGTATTCCCACGCGCATTTAAAGACAACATCTATTTTTCAGACGAAGCATAAACAAGATTCAAGGCTTTGCGGTGTGCCTTGAATTGACCCCGAAACACCGCAAAACTTTTTTTCAACATTAACTAAAGGAAAACAAAATGAAATTCCAAAACCTGAAAAACAAAGCGAAGTTCGCTCTGGCAACCGTTGCCGTTTCTGCAATGTCTGCTCCGGCTATGGCTGATACAAACTTGCTCGATACCGCCTCTACAGAAATTGGCGCTTTGAAAACTGGCATTATCGCATTTGGCGCAGTTGTAGTTGGTTTGGCAGTTGTGATTGCAACTATTTCAGTTGCAAAACGCGTTATCAACAAAGCATAAGGTGCAGATATGGGACATCTGGTTGGCCGAATCTGCTATGAAAAAGCAGAAGAAGCAACAAATGCCGTGATGACCCAAGTCGTACCGACAATAGATAAAGACGGGGTGTTACATCACCCCGTTTTTGACGGTACAACTTGGAAATATAACGAACAAGTAGTTATTCTGACATTTCCTTTATGTGATAGCCAAGAATATTACAACCAAGGAAAACAGATAGGACAAACGCTTTTATTACCTTTCATCGGCTTATTAATTGTAGTCATTGTTTTAAAAACTATTAAAACCGTAGAGAAAGAAAATGAATGATACCCGAAACAGCCTTTATTCTCGGATTACTGCCTTACCTGTGCGTAGTGCTGTGCTTGTATGTTTTGGCGCGCAAGTTTTAAGTCCGTTAACAGCGTTTGCAGAAGTCGGACTTCCTCCGCCGGCACAACATCAAAACGCAGGTTTCCCAAGTGACCAAGCATTGCAACGTCGTGGCTACGATCCAAAATCAGGCATTTGGAAAGTTGATGTACAAAACAACGGCAAACCGACAGTAACAAAAAATGGTGGAAATATTAATGGTAGCCAGGGCAAAAATGTAACGGTTACAGGTCGATATGGCGAAACTGGTACGATGAATACGACTGTTAATCAACGGGTAAACGTTGGTAAAGTTGAAACTGTATTGGGTGGAACATTGGCCGGTGCTACCGCTATGGGTGGGGCTATTGGTTCTGATTATGCAGCATGGACATATAAAGATATAAAAGACGGTAATTGGGCTGGAGCAGCTCGCAATGGTGTTGGTGCAATTCTTACAGGTTTATCAAAATTAGATATAACTGGTTTGGGAGCAGGAATTAATTCTTTTTTAGATAAAACAGGATTAAGAGATGGGGCATCACAAGAACAAGTATCAAATGCGATTCAAAAAGCAGAACAAGCCCAACGCCAAGCAGAAGCCGAAGGCAACTATCAAAAAGCTGTAGCACAAGCAGCAGCTAAAAAAGCAGCAGAAGCAGCAAAAAAAGCGCAACAACAAGATCAACAAAAGAAAGAAGAACAGAAGAAAGACGAAGAAGCAAAAAAGAATGGAATGATTAAATATCAACTGATAGTAAATATAAATGGAAGTTATCAAAACTATGTTTTCTATTCTAAATTTGATGTGAATATAAATGGTTCTCAAGGTAATACATTGAATAACTCTCCTGCTTATTTAGGTCGTTTTGTATCTCATGTTGATATCAACATTCCCAATTCATCTCCTTCAAGAATTTCTGTTAGCACTCCGTCAGATAAACATGTCTATGTTTATTACAAATCATATAAAGAAGGTACAGTTCCAGAAGCAGAAAAAGAGAAAGTCGCACAAAATCAAAGCCAAGTAAAACCTGAAGATTTCATGCTGACACAAAAAGAAATGTTAGACATTCTTAAACGTATGCTTGAAAACAATCAGACAAACCATGCCGAGTTGATGAACCAACTGGCAAAAATGGGCGTTATGAATCAATCTGCCGAGCAAAGCACATTTAGCCCTGATACCGCACTTAGTGCGCCGTACACCCCTGAAGGCAGTAGCACCCCACAACAAACAAGATTCAAAATGAATCAAGATGGCACTGTGGGAGTTGATTATGTGCCACGTCCAGATTTAAAGCCAAACAGTCCAGAAGCACCGAATAAGCCCGAAAAGACAACACCTAGCAGACAAGAGAGTCCGGACACGCCAAACGCACCAAATAGCCCTAATTCTCCCAATACACCGAATGAGCCGAACAGTCCGAATAGTCCAAACAATCAACAAACGCCAAAACAACAAGAAAATGGCCTTTGTTCGATTTTCCCAAATATCGCAGCGTGTGCAGATTTGGGCGAGGTTGAAGCGCAAGAACCTGAAGTTCCCCAAAATACGATCGATATAGGCTCAATAAAACCAACTGATACCTTTAAAACAGACGGCGTTTGCCCATCTCCCAAAACCTTTGATATGGGTATTTTAGGTACTTTTGAAATGAGTTATGAGAATGTTTGTTACATAGCTTCAAAAATTAGGCCAATTTTAATTTTAGTAACCATTATTAGCTGTGGTTGGGCTGCTTATGCAGCAGTAAAGGAATTGTGATATGTGGGCAAAGTTATTAACCAGCGTATTAACGACTGTTGCAGGAAAAATCATGTCAGCGGTAGGACTAAGTTTTATAACTTATGTAGGTTTAGATGCCCTTCAGAATCAGCTTATGCAGGCCGTATCTCAACAAGTAGGCGGTTTGACAGAGGATTCCTTGCAAGTGCTTTACATTTTAGGAATAGGAGTTTGCCTAAACTGGATTTTCGGCACATTCACATTTATAGCTTCGCTCAAAACAATGTCCAAACTGTCAGCGATAATGGCAAGTAAATAAAAGGGTAAATTATGCTTTATCTAATTACAGGTGTTCCTGGCTCGGGTAAAACCCTAAAAATGATTTCAGACCTTATGAATAGGTCAGATTTAAAAAACCGTCCGCTATATCTTGACGGTATTCCCGAAGTAAATGACAAAATTATTCCTAACCTGCCTATTCCAGAAGGCGAAAGTATGCAGACTTGGCATAAATGGGCGCCCACTGGCGCAATACTCGTTATTGACGAATGTCAGCGCGTATTCAGGCCACGGCCAAGCGGTTCAAAAGTTCCCGATTTCGTAGCAGAACTGGAAACGCACCGTCATAGAGGTATTGATATATTCCTGCTTACACAACATCCGCGCCTAATAGACGTTAATGTACGCAGTCTGATAGGCCATCATTGCCACATTGGCAAAACCAGTTTGGGCGTGCGCCGTATGATTGAATGGGAAAGGTGCGCAAATCCAGAATCTAATAGCGACGTCGCAAATGGCGTTAAAAGCGTTTATAAACTTGATAAAAAAGCATTTGGCGTTTACAAGTCAGCAGAAGAACATACGAAGATTAAGACAAAACTTAGTAAAGTAGTTTTTATCTTCCCTTTTGTCCTTGGCGTGATATTAATCTGTTGTTTTTATGTATGGCAAAGCTGGAAAGACATCAGCGCCCCGATCGAAAAACCGAAAACGGAAGTTTCCGCCTTGGCGGAAAGCCCTAAAACGGACGGTACGGCAACCGCTCCAGCGGTGGACGGAACGGACGGATTAGGGCAATACCCGAAACAAGAAACAAAGGTAGAAGAACCGCCGAAACCGCACATAAGCGAGGACGACTTTAAACCGAGAATAGAAGATAGGCCAGAAACAGCGCCGATGTATGACGGAATGAATAAAGCCGTTAAAACCATGCCTTGGCCGTCAGCGTGCGTAAAAAGCGATAATGGCTGTAACTGCTATACAGACCAAGGTTCTAAGATTGCAGAAATCAGTAAAAAAACCTGTTTAAGCTATATTAAAGATGGCTTGCCCTTCAATCCTTATAAAACTAAACAAAACGAAGCATTAACGGCTGATTCAAATTCATCAGTTTCAGAAAAACCGCAAGTCTTGACAATGGGTGGAAAGAGTCCGCAGAATTTGATGTATGACGGATACGAAGAAAAAGCCCTAAGTAACGAGGGCGGAAAGGTTAATTAATGAATTCGGGTATAGCTTTTTTATTAGGAATTTGGGCTGCAACAACCTATGAGCGTAAAGGCTGGCGAGGATTTTTTAAGTATTTCGTTTTTCCGATATTCATAATATCGTTAATAGGAGCAGCAGTGATTATTTATTATGGATATAACATAGCCAAATAGCCCACCTAAACACAAGTCAGGGGGAGGACGTCCAGAAAGATTTGTAAAGACAGCTTTATCGTCTTTATAAATCTTTTTGGATACCCCTTGACGCTAGCCCACCCAAAAACGCTTTAAAGAAGGGTTGGTGCGGCTTT